CCCTGTTCGCAGACAAATCCATGAGATCTGTGGGACACATTGGGCGCCCGATGAGCCTGAAGCAGGCCATCTCCCGCATCGTTCCATGAAGCGCTTTCTGAAGCGGCTTCGAGAGGTAGTAAGGTACTGCCTCCCCCTTGCTGATAACCCTCACCTTGAGTGGTTCCAGCACGGCTTGGATCGTGCACTTGAGTTTTCGGGGCTTCTCGGATTTGATAACATATCGGACTCCGTTGTGCCATAAGTCGCGGACGTAAACGTCCCCAATCTTTCCCGAAAGGATCGAACTCCACGCGGCCTGACCGGTCGTGTACTCGTATTCCTCCGCAAGATAGTTGGTCCTTACGACTCCGTTCACCACGCAACGTGGATAGAACTTCATGCGAACAAGATCCGGTGCGACTGCATCGGGATCAAGAGGATTGCAGTGATGGATCTCAGGAACTAGAGACCTCAACTGCCCAAGCTGGCCACCCTTGGCTCGGCTTTTTTCGAAACATGCTCGTGTTGAAGCAGCATGTTTCGCTTCCATAGGAGGACCATCCTCTGGTTCATCCTCCCGCAACGTACGTTGCAATTGGCGACGGATTCTTTTCAGAACCGGCTTCAACTCCTTCATGACGTTTTGGAGATCATCATCACTGATGGGATCATCCTGTTCCATGGCAGCCCTGTGCTCCTCGTATGTGGTTAAAACCAATGCATCCGAGAGCGGCAAAGCAGCACGCTTTGCTTGCAGGAAACTGTACCATAGATGCGTATTCTTCCTAGAAGTAACACGCAAACGTTGACGGCTCCAGCGCAGCCAGTGCCCCTTTGGGATGAAATCTGCGTCTGGGATCTTAGGTGGTTCACACTTCAGATACTTTGCCATCGGTGCAACAGTAAGGTACTTTGCACGTTTGAAGAAGACCTTCTCACATGATACGGTGAGATAGGTGGTCACCTGGTCCTTGAATGAGTCCATCACAGATTGTGGGACTCCATGGTTGTCTAAGACTAGACTGAAACCACGAAGGATTGCTTTGACCCTCTCCGTCGGATCGAGTGAAGCTGCAGCAGCTATCTCGTCCACGGATTTCTGTCCAAGGGGTGTCAACCCAACAGAAGGACAGACCGGTGTTTCAATGTTGACCGGGCCACACTGCGTGGCGATCGAGTGAAGTTCCTCACACTCAGGATGCTGGAAAGTACTCTGAGTGCACACCTTACCAAGGTGAGCGGAATCTGCACTAACATTGGTGATTATCGGACTTGCTAGGCCCAATGGGTTCTCCGCAATGTTCTGCATCGAAGAAGTTTTACGACTTT